CGTAATTGAACGTGATCCTTGCTCACTGCTATTCGAACTCCCAGCTATCTCACTAGCTGGTGTAGCTCCACCCACATCGAGAAAATTTTCATCCACTCTCTCCGTTTGGATGGGACCATCTGATCCTAAAGCAGTAGCAACTCCTGACTCTGTACGAACAACGTCGCGCAAAACGTATTCAGTCAAGAGATTTTTTGTGCATTCCAGTGATTCAACTTCACCCATCGCTGCTATCCTATCGCGAATAGCGCGACGTATCACCGGATTCACCTCCTTCCAGAGTTTGGCTCTAAGATGATAAACACCTAATCCCTCATACTCCGGATGCGTGCGATTCAACTTACCGATTGCGATATCAAGACTCTCGATATATGTATCTCGCACTAATCTTAGGTTTGGCAATTCACGGGAACCTAATTCACCCGTGTTTCTTTTAATTTCTTCAGCTTGCCATTAAACTCTCGGGCAAAACAGCCGACATAAGCTGTTTTCCCAAAGGGACATCATATTCTGGTTAAGGTACCTGAACATACTAGTAAGGTTAAATAACCCACCTGTCTCAATAGACCACTCCGAAGCCTTTCTAGGGGTCCGTTACGTCTCCCATATAACGTAACCCCATAGGAAAGGACTTTAGGCGCTTGGAGACGCGTGCCAAATTCTCCCGACTATCTCATCAAAGTCAGGGAAAACTGTCACCTCTCCAAGAGCATAATACTTGGCATAGCCATTTTGCAATGCTATCCTAACAGTATCATGCTGGTCCTTTTCTAAGTGCAGGGCCAACTCCCATAGAGCAGACTGAATAGTAGCCTTCATCTGATTTTCTGGGTTCTCATGCGACGATGGCATAGTCCAACGCAAGGATCTAAAAATAGAATCCATCGCCAATGGTGCCACCCATTGTTTGATATCTTCACGGTACCTGAAATTCCGCTTCAAAAAACTACAAGTATCAATATCAACAAAATCATCCATCTTATCAGATTTACTAGCAGATGTGAAAGGCATCAAATACACCTCTTCACAAAATTTCTTATAAGTGTTATTATTGAACAAATGAGCGACGTGTGGCTTCACAGCACACAAAACATCG